TCAGATAGGAGCGCCTAGTTGACGCCACGTTCTTGAGCCTGACGCACCCAAACAAATAAACTGTATCGTTCTGGCAGCACCCACCGCAACAGATGCAGAACTAAGTCCTAAGTTACCACCGGTAACGAGGGTGCATGCTGACGCAAAAGTAAGCGTAATGACATGCCCATTAAAGGTGTCTTTAAAGCTAGACATATTAGATACTGATCCAGTTACATAATAGTAATTCGTATCACTTGCTATGGGTAAGTTGGTAGGAACTGCTGCAATCGTATACTGCGGGTCTGTTTCAAATATATCTGTGGTGTTACTAACGAATACATTTTTACCGATTCGATGCCCCGTCCTATTAGCCTGAATCCCTATAGCGTTGTTGAATAACTGACAATCGTCTATTACAACCTTTCCAGCTAATGCCCCTACACGAACTCCTGAAGATGATGCTAGCATTCCTTCAACGTTAGCCTGGATGGTGGCATTTCCTTTTAAAATATAAACACCATGATTTTTTACATTACGGCATGTTTGGTTTGTTATGGTATTCCTGTTGGCATCAACTGATGGATTTATATAGACTCCATGTTCCAAATGAACAGATACATTGCCATCAATTATTGAATTATTAGTTGTTCCTTCTGTTTGAATGCCACTGAAATTTAGAACGAAAGGGGAAACTGATAAGGAAATCCCTTCCGTTCCATTTGCTAATATTCTTGGGTTGGAGCAATCTTTAGTATATATCTGTTGCTGATACCCAAGAATAAAATTCCCCATCACGACAGGCCATGCAACGTTTTCTAAACGTATTGCTATCCCGCTTCGATAAATAAAATGATTGGTATCAGGAGTTGTTATTAGACCAGGTGCTGATGCTGTACCATAAGGCCAGAAGTGGTTATTTGTAATGAATGCTGGATCACCAGCATCTTTCACATACACCCCACTTAAAGCATCAATGCCACAATTAGTCACTCGCGTTCTTGAGAAACCAATACAGGTGATTAAGGTATTAAATCCTACGGCAAGCACCCTGTCTAAAACAACATCCTCACCAATTTGGTTGAATGCTATTCCAGCATAAGCCGCCGCATTTACTTCCGGCCCAGCCATGGTAGATCTAAATAAAACAACACCAGTAATGCAGTTCCCCCCCTTGCATGTAACGGTAACTGAGGGGTTTATCCGTATCTGACTGCCAAGAGTGAATATATTACCCAGCAATGCCGGCGCACCTGGGACTCCAGCCCATTTTAGATCACCTTCAATACTAACTCCCCCCGGAATAGTAACCGCCCCAGCAAGGTAAACCTTGGCAATATTAGGGATGTGAAGAGTGCCGCCAATCAAGCCAAATGAGTTTACAGCCGCTTGGAATCCCACAGTATCATCAGCCACGCCATCCCATGTGCCGGGGAAGTCTAATACACTTCGGCGCTCTGAGTTGACGCCATGCTGCGTCCGGCCAATAGTTCCGGTGAATGGCTGCTTAACGCCAATTAATGCATCACCTTTACCATCGGCTGTACTGGCTAAATCGATTAATACATCAGAAGCTGAACCGCTCTCAGGCAAGACGGCTATAGGTTCGCCGTCATTATTAAAGGCCAGTAAATGATTTGCTCGCCCTGAAATTGGTGGAAGGATTCCAACAGATGCTTCCGGAACTCGCAGTGACCGAGCAAATAAGTTCGCTTCGCCTGAGAATGGATAGGTAGACCGGAACTCAAGAGCAGAATATCCAATCTGTACTGGGTCAACAGCTTCAAGCTGCCAGCAGTCGCCATAAATACTAAAGACTAACGTGCCATTAACCGCATCACGAGCACCGTCAAAATCAGGCGCTCTATGCCACGTGGCTGGGCTTGCTATCCATATTCCATTATCAATAGGGCTACTTTGCCCCATGACAAGGACGCGCATGCCAGTAGTGGTAGTTACTGTCCTCTCACCGGTAAATGTCGATGATGTTATCGTTTGCTCACCGAAAAGCGTTATGTTGTAGTCCGCAGAAATTGCCACTGCTGGCTTTACTGCAACACTAGTGGTTAACCCGTACAGGCGATCTTCTTGCGTAGCTGGCATTTATTTTTCTCCAGGCGTGAGGAATCCCCACAGAGCAAATCTGCGGTGATTTATTTAGGGCAATAAAAAACCCAGCGCGGAGGCTGGGCTATAATTTAGTATTAATATTTAAATAATTTTTTACTTTATATTTAACCTTTTTCGCCTAAATATAATTACAGAGATAATTAAAGTAATAACAATCCACGTAGATGGGTTCCCAATTATATTAGATGAGATCCTTGCAGTATGCGTGACCCAACCAGATGGAGACGATGATAAAATTTGTGCTCTTGCGAGGTGTTCAATTTGAAAGTTAACAATGGAATCTAATGCTGCCTTGCTAAGCCCATAATCTGGAACTAAAATGTAACTAATTCCATATTTATTAAGTACATTTTCAGCCTCTTTCTTCCCATACACCTGATGATTGCTTTCTGAATTAAGCCTATCCCAATCAGACTCCCTATAATAAGATACTATTCCGCTGTTATTAAACCCTTCTATAAACTCAGCCTTAATAACATCTGATAGTTTGCTTTTAACATTTGAAATTGGCTGATTAACCCCACGACCTACATCACTAGTATATATAGTCATATAGCATTCCTAATTATCATCATCTACCAAGCATAAACTGAGATGGAGGGAGCAAGAAATCATTTCCTTGGTTCTTCCTCACATTTTGCTCAAATCTATGTAGCGATCCAGGAGATAATGATTCCTGTATCTGATTCAAAATCAGGTAATTCATAATTGGCCTTGCCCAGAACACGTTAATGAATGGGGTGTGGTCAACAGTAAACCTAAATGCATCACCGGCTTTCGCATCACCTGAACGGGCTTTCTGGAACAAGGTGATAATGCTATCCAGGTTACCAGCAACTGGCCCTGCCATTGATGTTATTGGGCCGCTACCGAACCGGTTAACCTCCCCAAATAAGAAATCACCGAACAGCCCTAACCCTCCACCTTGTGCTGCCGCCGCCAAGAATGTTTTACTGTCTGCTGGGCGCGGAGTCTGCCCCTTGATCATTAGCTTGGTTTGCATCGACAAGTAACCAAACGTTGTCATCCATAAAAACATTTGAGCCAGCCCAAGCATCTCACCATTGCCACTTTTGAACAGGGCGCTTTGCAAATTACCAAACCGGCTTTCTCCCAGCGGAACTGGCGTATAGCCTCGCCCAAACACTTCCCGCCCCAGAGCTTGCTGCATGAATGAAGCGGTAAAAGATTTGTACTGCCCAATGAACCGGAGTAACTCACCTTCCACTGTGCCTGGTTGTGTTCCTTGCTTCATCATGGCTCGCGTCCGCGCGCCTGGCTCCGTCATTGCGACTATCACACGATCGAGAATATAACCTCGCAACTTACCGGATAATTCTTCCCGCCCAGCCTCAATACTTCGCTCGTTAACCTTGATGTTTTTGTCAGAAACATACTTGGCGATCATCTCGTCAGGTATTGAATCAATGCCATCAGGCGTCATGAATTTGCGACCTTCCGAGCCTTTTAAGTCCATTGACCGATAAATTGACCATTCTGCGTCGCCGATGCCATGCAGGTCTAACGCACGTTTAAGATTGCTATTGAGTGCCCCATGTGGTGTGGCAGAGTTATCCGCAAGCCAGTGAGATATCATCGTTGCAGTCGTGTTCCGTGATGCGTCAGTCCACCAACTCAGTCCGTTCATTTTAAAGAATTGGCGCTGTAAGTTAGCAACCTTGCCCGGCAACGTAACATCACCGGAAAACCGCTGAAGTATTTCATCACGCATGCTGTCGGCATAGACGCCAAGAGAGCTTAAAATCTGTTTCTGTTCGTCAGTTTTAAAGCGCTTTAATCGGCCTGCGAGCGATTCACTCAGTGCGGACATGAAATTTTTACCCTGATACCTAAGTTCCAGAGCATTACTTGCAAGGTCATTGAATGACGAGATCATAGCCCCGCCGAGTTTTATCGTGGAGTCGATGGCGCGGGTAGTCGAGCCAAACCTTGCTAAAGTGGTTGAACCAGGAATGTTTGTCTGACCGGTCACCTCTTTCATTTCGTTCTTGATATTGCTGCGGCGCCTGTCAGTAAAGGCCCTCAGTGCCTTCTCGTTGCCTTTTAAATCTGCCGAGATAGTGTCTGCAAGATAATTAAGCATGTTCTCTGGGTTTGTTCCAAGCACTCTCATGAGGCCTGTGTTGCGTGCAGAACTTTCAAGTCCACCATAGATAGCTTCTCGCAAACTACCTACGCCGAATTGTTTGTTGTAATCAGACCATGCCACGCCATCAGCGAAATGAAGCACCCGCTCTTGGCTGGCTTTTTTAGCAACGTTCTGACTCCCCTTGAATCCCTTCATCCAATCTGGCTTTTCAGATGAGAGATGAACGCCAGAGGCTAATCCGTCATAAACGTTTTGCAGGAAAGCATTCTGGTCGGTAACGCCATCAAAAGTGGCTTTATCTAGCCTCGGTAAAATCGCATTTCTCCACACATCAAAACCAGCAGCGCGGATCTTCATCATGTCGTGGCCCTGCCGAGCGATATACCCAGGCATTTTACGAACCCATGCGCCAGCACGGTTGGCATCAATGCGTGCTGACTCCTGCCACTTTGTGATTATTTGAGCAATTTTCACTGACTCATTAGTCATCCCGGCAGTGGATTCATTCTTTCCAATACGCCACATAGCATCAGCGATTTCAGTATCATTGCTGCCGCTGGCCAGAAATTTAATTAACCCTTCTTTATCCAGATCATGATTTAAACCAGAGAGATATTTAGAACGGAGCTGAAATTGCTCACTTGAGGCAGATGACCGGCTACCAGTTCGCGCCTCATTGCGCCCAACCAGAATGGCTGACAGTCCAATGTCAGGCCGATCAGGGAAGCTATCACGGATAAAGGTTAATCGCTGGGCGGCAATGCGCGTATTGATAGCCTTATTTCTGGCTTCAATGACGCGAGCCAATTTTTCTTCGTTGCCTAATTCATTGGCTGCCCGTAGTGCTGCCTCTTCAAGTGAGATACCTTCATTCTCAGCACGGATACGCTTAACAGTCGTTTCCATGTTGTTAATCAGCGATTCCATTTCACCTTCCGAAAGCTCTCGCCCGGCTGCCTTATTCACTACCTGCTCACACGCGGTTAGAAACTGGTTAGCCATTACATTCTCCTGAGCATGCAAGTAGCATAGGCCTGAAGGCCTTTGAATATACTTTCGTCATTTGCTTCGCGAGTTGCCGCTTCAATGGCCCCTCTTAACTCCGGCGAGTCAATATCGTTAACCATGTTTGTGGCTAACTCCATTTCAGCATTGAAATCTTCTTGGGCATTAACAAGGTCAGCGTTATCTCTATTCGCCCTGGCAAGGTGCGCATCAGCATCGCGACTGGCATTAACTATCGAAACATCCGCATCTGCTTTGGGCCCCTGTTGAATCTGAGCGATTGATGCATCCCTCAATTGAGGATCACTCAGGTTAAATACCGGCTCTAAATCTGGCGTTTTACCTTGCATCATGTGAGATAGCCCAGCACGGAAAGCATTCTCTCTTACCGTCCAATGGGACTCATCAATTCGCTGCGAGGCGTTTTTAATTCCTTGGGTAATGTTGTTGATTTGCAATGATTGCCTGATTTCATCAGCACGATTACTTATCGCAGTCTTCAAGTTATCGGGAATTTCACCACGCCTAACTGAAGCTACTTCGCCTCTGGCCACCTCTGATTTAGAGTTAGATGATATCAATTCTTCAATTTCACGCTGCCTGGATAAAATAGCCTCTTTCTCATTTGCTATATCTTCAAGTGCCCGACTGCGAGCATTCTTAAATTTCATCCGCTGCTGTTGATAAATGACAGTTCTATCGGAAATGGTTTTATCAAGATTGGAAATTGCATGATTATTTGTCACCATTTCTTGCCGGAGATCTGCAACATTACCAATCTGAGTGGTAGATTCAGCCTCTTTCATTGCCAAATAATCAGGTGCCACATCATCATAGGCTCGACTATATGCATAACTATCTAAGTCAGATGATATTGTCTGAGCAAGAATTGGCGTAGTGCCAGATAGATCACCACTTTCACGGAAAGATTTGGTTCTTTGTGCTCGAGCATCTGTTAAATCAAGCTCATTTCCAGCTCTTGCATATGCTGGGGTATCAACAAATGCATCACCTATAACAGGTTCGTTGACACCGAGATCGTCAGCGATATTAGACAAAGTGCTAGCCTTGGTTTTTGGATTAACACCCCTAACCATGTCAGCAATAACGCCGCCGCCAGCGTGCATAATCCCGCCGCCAACTGTGCCCATGAAGATATTCTCCATCGCATTGGCCATAGAGTAATCTTCGCCTTCTGCCGCCGCCGCTTGAGCAGTAAATGGAATTGTCACTGCTGTTTGGGCTGCACCCATAGCGGCACCCTGGACGAATCTCTCTCCCGCTCGCCCAAGCATTGTCGCGGCCTTTGCCTGCCCAGCAAACGGAACCAAACCAATAGCAAGGTTTGCCGGGTCAGCCATTGAGCCAGCAAGTCCTGCCATAAAGTTAAGCGGGGTATTAATAAAACCAGAGGGTGCTGATTGAGCTATCTGTTGCTTCGCTAATGACTCTTTCCGTGATTCGCTAACATGGTCAAGGTAGGATTTTGTTACGCCAGAGTCAGGAATATTAATGCTTTTAACGCCTAACTCTCGTAGTTTCGCATCAGCTTCAACCTTGCTTACAATCACAGAGTTTGGGTCGTTAGCCAGATTATCAGCCTCAGCGTAGCGAACCGCTGAAACCAAAGGCCCCTCCATGAGCCCTGAATCAAAAGAAGCCTCCAATGCATCACCAAGGCTAGAAGGAACATTACTGATTGGCTGGTTTATTCCGTGTCCCGGATCGCTGGTATAGATTGGCATTTGTATCCCTCATACCTTCAGCCATTGATGGCGTTTCTGATGTGCCTTGTCGCCCAAGTTGTCGCGCAGTTTCCTCATTACGAGCCTGAGATTCTTTAGCTGCCTGCCCGGGTGTATAAGTTCTCGGTTTATTCACTTCTTTTGATAGCTGATTGAAGTAGCCACGATTGGTTGAACCCAACTGAGCCAAATCAGCAAAGCTAGCTGTAACCGGGTTTCCGTCGGCACCACTAACAATCAACCCATTTAAAGTGAGCATTAAACCGGTTTCATCTGCATTGGTTACCCATTCGGCGCTGTCTTTAATGCGATCTAAGCTTTGCTGTTGGTTAACCTCATTGCTTAGGCGAGGATCGCCAAGTAAAGGTGTGATGTCTGCTGGTTTAAGTTTGCTCATGAATGCGTCTACACCGTCCGATACATCACTCATGTCAGCATTAGCGGCAACCGGTAGTCGCCAAGTTCCCTTGGTCTGGTACTGACTGCCTAAAATATCCTGATAGGCCTGTGAAGCTGCATCCGAAGCGCTCATGCCTTTCTGCATATTGAGATAGGTAAGCCTGCGGCCCTGGTCATTAAAGTTATTCCAAACAGGAACCCCGCCAGGCTGCCCAACCATCGTTGCTGAAAAGTCTTTGGATTGTGACGCCCATTCAGTATCGGCACTTTCTGCCGCTCCACTGGACGCCGAATTGATAGACCCACGTAAATCTGCTGTCTTCACATCCCGATTTTGCCAAAGAGCATTGGCAGCGCGAGGGTTATTAGTCGCCATCACAACCTGAAGCACCGGCCCGGATTTCTTCTGTACTTGCTGCATGACTTGCTGTGAATATGGCCCAAACTGCTGCCCAAGAGACTGGATTGCAGCAACATCTTGCTCCTTGTTGTTGTCAATCTGCTGAAGAATGCCATTCACCAACGAGTCAGGAAGAACATCTTTGTTTTTAATGCCCAGGCGCTGCTTCTCCATTAGAACCTGGTGAGCCAATTGAGCTCCTGTTGATGGGTCATTCTGGTAATTCTGATATGCCTCACTCACCGTCGGAATGTTTTGCACCATCCATCCACCGGGATCTTTCTCCCTTGCGGCTATAACTTGCTGGTACTTCTGTGCAACCGCGGCATAACGCTGCTGTTTGAAAGCAAAGTCAGCGTCTCCAGTAACAGGCATCAGTCCATTAACTGTTTCCATGCCGACATTAGCCGGGCTTGAGATAACGGTCTGATATGCAGGTTGTAGGGCCAGCGTCTGCTGGTATTGATTGAATTGCTGGTAGGCTTGCGCACGATCAGCAGGGGTAGAGTTAAGCTGTTGTGCTGACGTAAAGTCAGAGATGGTAACAGGGGTTTCTACTGGCTGCCCTGCATTTACCCTGGCGACATCGTTCTGCATTCGTTGCTGAATATTAAATCGCTGCGCTGAAGTAGCTGTATCAATGACGTTATAAGTCTGTTCAACTGCGCGGGTTTTCTGCACTCCATCCAGATCTGCAAACTCAGGCGAATCTATAATTGATTTTGCAGCACTTAATTTTGAGGCGTTACTCAGCACTGATGAAACATAGTTCTGCGTTTCCGCATAAGGGATTGAATTAGCAAATGACTCATCGGTGATTTGCCCTTTACGCGGATCACCAAATCGGCTAATCCATTCATCAACTTTACCCGGCCCCGCATTGTATGCAGCCAGCGCCAGAGCAGGGTTTCCACCATACTTTTTAAGCTGCTGGTTGAGGTATGCCTTGCCAAGAGCGGCGTTATAGCTAGCATCGTTCTGGTGACGAGTAGAATCCCACGGCAAACCAGCTAATGCGGCTGCTTCTGGCCCGGTAGCTGGCATCACTTGAGCAATGCCGGTTGCGCCTTTTCCTGATGTAAGCGGTTTACCATCAGACCCAAATTGACGTCCACCACTTTCCTGCCCAATAACAGCAGAGAATAAATCATCCGAATTAATTGCATTACCAACTTTAAAGCCAGATAGTGCCTCTGGATTCATGAGAGACATTTTCACATTACCAATGCGCTCGTTTACTGAATCCCATGCAGCCTGATCCAGCATTTTCTTTCTGGTGTCTTGCGGTATTAAAGCTGCAACGCCGGTGCCAGATTTAAGCGCGCTAACTTGCTCTTGTGGGGTTAGCGATGAAACTGATGCTGTTGCATAGTCTACCGCTGACCGCTGTTTTATTTGCTGGGCCTGCTCTGCTGAGATGTAGCCACGACCATGAGCGCCAGTTATTGCGTCATTAGTCGCATTGATGAGACCCATCCGAGTTGGCTCATCTTTGGCGCTGATTGCCGCTTCACGATTTGATGTAATTGCCTGATCGAGGGTTGCGCGCCCATAATCAACCTCTTTATTTCTTGCCAATCCACGAACTTGGTCATAACCACGAGCGATGTCATTGTTTGACTCAATTTCAAATAGCCGCTTATCTGAATTGCTAACCAATAATCCGGCAGATTCTTCTCTGGCCTTGCTGATTTGTTCGTTGTACCGATCACCAAAAGTGGAGTAATCATTGTCGCCTTCAAAAGAAGCCATAATATCAAGCTTCTTTTTCAGGAAGTTAGACTGTGCTTCAGCATAGTTAAACTGATCTTCCTTTTGCTGAATTTGACCGCCAACTCGCTCAAGTGATTGCCCCAACCCTTGCAGCGCTCTTGATGGGGCCGTTATGTCTGCGCTAGCAACTCCGCGCGCCACATCAGGAATGCGACGACCAATATCATTTGCATCAGGAATACGAGCCATTTAGTGTCCTTAGAAAACGCTTTTAGTACCTTTAGCGGCGCTTATTTTTGCTGGCTTTGGCGCAGGTGAACTTCCACCGTACCGATCATAGAGAGAACCGCCAGCTTTAAGTAATGATGATATGGCGTTAATCGTTCCCGCCTTCTTTGCCGCATCGCCCTCGGCGCGTCTAACAGCTGCCTGGTTGTTTAGTTGGCTGGCTTGCTGATTACCACCCCATAGAGATGTAAGCGCATTCAGTTCGCCTTGTGATTCCATATCAGAGATATTTTTAACAAAAGAGGTTGAATCAGCGGCGGCACCAGATGCAGCCCCGACAGCTAAGGCGCGAGACTCAGCCAGCCTAGCCTGACGCCGATCCTCCATTGCCTGTATTTGAGATTGTCCGCGAGTATTGCTGGCTTGGCTGTCTAGCTGTGACGCTTCCGAATAAGCTTGCTTCTTCTGCTGCCTGCCCTGGTTAATTGCACCAAAGCCGCCAAGCACAGACCCAAGCCCTTGAGTTATGACTCCGAATAAGCTTCCCATACCATTACCTTTTTATTTATGGGATTAAACCCCATCCGTTTGAGGAATCTATTTGCTGACTCATGCTTATCGCTTTCAATCGCGAGTATGGGCTGGTGATATTTTGAGAATATCTCTTTCACAGCCAGGCGGGATGCTTTCATAATTGCCACTGGGTATTGCTGAGCATCATCTTTCGTGTCCATGAATGCCATGTAGTGATCAGATTGATGCATTACCCCACATATCATTTTCGGGTCACCATCAACTTCCATCACGACTGCGCGCATTGTCGCAGGAATGCACCCATACCAATTCCTAATGTCATTATCATTGGCATGTCGGATATTATTTGTCATGAGTGGTTAGCCCTACAATTGCAGCTAATATAGTGGCGGGCCGTGGCGCAGCTGCTTGTATGCAAATACGTGAGTCCGTATCCCATTCGCCAGGGAACTCTATGGCATCATTGTCGTATGCATCCCAAATTTTCCCATCAGCAACAAATTCCCCGCGCTCTTCTCGTGGCATGTCATCAAGATAGTTAAAGTCAGGCCCATACTGAATACCCTGAGCGTGCGTGTCAGCAAGGATCAACCCAACACGCTCAACACGCTTGCGCTGAGTTAACGCAGTCCCCATGCCCGCCGAGTAAGCTAATTTAGTGCTTTTAAATTTAGCCTTATAACCAAGCCCGGCGGTAACATTGCTTTTACCAGATGCAAAAGTAACCTTCCCATCAGTCACCATTAGGTCACCAACATCAAACCCATCAGCCCAAACAACAACGGATCGGCCTTCAAGGTGATTAAGCCCTGACAACTCAGTGATTGGAGTGCCTGAGTAGGATATAAATGAATCAGCAAGTTTAGATAACTGACCGCCGCGACACTCAGCCTCTTGCGCCCACTTTTCTAAGCAGCGAATACCATCGCGATTAACGACGTAATAGACCTGATCCTCTATTTTTCCCGGCAATGTAACAACTTCTTCAACGAGTCCATCAGTCTCAAATAGCACCCAGCACTTCACATTTTCGTTTCGGTCAAAAACTTGAACTGCTACAGCGCCATCAGAACGGACACAGTGAATTCGAGTATCAGGTTGGCGTTGAGCATCGATAGCGATGATAGATGGAAGGCCCATTTCAGGGCATAAACTCATCATATCTGCGCTGGCATAGTCATAAATACTTGAATCGTAATTCAACTCAAATACTCTTGCACCGCTGCGCTGGACAAATATTGCACCGCTATCGATTTTTAAAGCTGCAACAGAGTCACTGCCTTGAGTTGAAGGATATTTAATACCAAAATTAGTTGGTGTTAATGGCTCATCAAATGAAGATGACCGAAGAGACGCCTCCGCTCCCTCAGTACCAACAATCAAGCGAAGTAACGGGACAAGCCAGTTAATGGTGTCAACCGGCCCAGAACCAATAGTTCCAGATATAGGGCCGGAGTCGCCTTCTGTTTCATCATCAAATGATGAGAATGCATCCGAGACACTCCCCCAGAACTTATCACCCCCAGCCCACCACAACCTACCCTCATACAGAGCAACCGCGCTTGGCCATCCTTTCTTATCTGACCAGTCACCCTCGAACCAGATATCGGTAGACCCTGTCCCACCGAGTTGACTAAGCACAACAGCGCTAACACTAGTATCAGAGTTGAAGCCAATTATTTTAACTATCCCCGTCCGACTTCCCCCTGCAAACTGGAGGGAAACATTGATGTTTCCACTTGTCCAGTTACCAGTTTTGAAGCCAATGCGATAATAAATAATCTGGTTATTCAGGTTATCGTTATAAGTTATTGTTCCATTTGTCATGTCATATGTAGTGACATCAACCCATGCGCCAGGTTCGCTAACTGATCGCTGAAGTGTTAGCGTTCCATTCCAAGGCCCGGAACCTGACTGAGTTTTAATAATGGTCACATTACGAGAGGTATCGATACCGGTCACCTTGATGTAATCGGTGAATTGGCCCTCGCCACCCAATAATGAATTTACTGTTTGCCCGCTAGATTCCAGGCGGAATAAAGACCCAATGTGAGTTGCTCTAAATATTGGCGCTGATGCGGCCAGAGTTATTACCCCTGAAATTCCGCTTGGGGTTAATCTAACTCCCGACACATTCTCTATCCCAAACGGCCCATCAGTTGACTCATAAGTTACTAATGACCACGAACCATTGGCCCGGCGCTCAATTCTTCGTTGTTGCTTACCTCTGCAAGCCACAAAGATGACATCACCGCTCTGGTCATAGCGAATCATGCCTAAGTCAGAATCAGTCCATGGCGTAGGCAACTCAAGAACCCCTGCTACCTCAATAGCGATAGAACGAGCAATGACCGGGTAATCTGTTCTATTTGATATCTGAATATAGAAATTGCCGGTTGGGGTGAAAGTGAGTGAGTTAATCCCTGTGCCAAGGCTTGTTTCAGTTACATAGTTATCACTGCCAGCGGATGAACCAACCCTTATCGTTACGGGGCCTCGTGCGATATTTACCCTAATAGCATGCTGTTTATTTGCATCTGAACCAGAGACGGCAACTAATTGGCGAATAATGGCAGAGTTAAATCCAGTACCTTGTAATTGCGCGCCAGCGGTTGTCCATTGTGATACAGCGCCGGTCTCATCAACGTCAGTCCATCCTGATAGGTCAGAAGTGAACCCAGAGTTGACCACTGCGGTGCTCACTGCAGGCCTTCTCACCAGCGCGTCATTGACCCAAATACGCATCACAGAATCAGTAAGCTCAAGCAGTGCGCTATCATCAGTGGCAAAGATAAACTTTAGATATTTGGCTTTCTTGTTGCCTTTGGTTTGCCCGATATATCCAGTGCCGGGGCGTAGCATCATTGAACCGAGTATTCTCGGCATCCAATTTGTTTGAACTTCAGCAGATAGGGCAATGCGATCAATATCGGTACGCGCTAAAGCTAGCTTGGATACAATGCCCCGGTTGAAAGCCAGAAGCGGTATGTTATTGCTCGGCATTTATGCTGCCCTCATCCACGTGAATATCTTGCCGATCCCCCTTGCCGTGAGCGAACCCAGCGGCCAGTCGGGAATATTTTGGTTGGTTCTTGAATCGCATCTTTTGTGAGTGCGTCAGTCTTCGCCATTTTGTACTCTCGCGCCAACCACTCCCTATCTGATCCATTCTTAAGGCGCGGTGCTATTTGCGTAGCAAGATAGGCGGCCACAAAGCTGCTAAATGTTTCTGGCCAGAGAGAGGAATCAAGGCCGAATGACTGGTCGTTTGATACATAGCGAATGTATATTTCGTCTAAGTCGCAGAACCAAAACCCCGCCTCGTCGGTGTATTGAATAATTGGGCTATTGAAGAATGGGTCTGATGCAAAGGCCACTGTTCTAACGTAGTCATCTGGCTTATTGAATGCCCGACGATAACCGAAAGGTGGTTCAACTGAGGGCGAGTAATTAACGCGCACAGATCGGATAGCAAAGTTCCATTGCCCTTGCTCAAGGCAATACTTCAAAGCCCCATCCCATACTGCATCAAGCAATCTGCGCGGCTCCCTATTTTCAGTCAGAGATACAAGTTGCCGCTCTCCTACCAGCCGCAACGCATCGTTATAAACATTGAGCTGGTTCGACATGTCACTCTCCTGATTCGTTCAGTTTGTCGGCTTTAGCTTGAGCATCCTCTTTCGTTTCAATGCCAATTTCGACGATCTCTTTATCAGAGGTGCGAATCACTCGCCACTTGTGCTTCCCTGCAAACTCACAGGTATAGGCTTGTTCTTTTTCAATTGGCTTATCAGATGTTTTGCTTAGCTCGACATAGGTAAAAAAGTGGATGTGTGCTGATACTTTGGTGACTTTTGTAACAATACCTTCAGCAAAGAAAGACCCATCTTCCGCAGTAATTTCTACTCGATCGAATTTACGCAACGTATTTGCCACGTGAGCCCATGAATCCGGCTCTTTAAAGTCTTCGAAAGTTTGTCCGTGCTTGGCGGTAACGCTAAAAACTGTTCGCACATACTCAGATGGTTTGATAAGCGTGGGTAAAATTTTCATATGAGCCTTTTGAAGGGGCATTTCTGCCCCGGTGAAATTAGTTAAGCTAAGGCGGTAATTGTCACTGCGCCGGTTGAAGCATTGACCGCGGTTACTGATGTGACAGTTAGTACACCTGTGGTATCAACTACGGCATTGACAACATCGCCAAGCTTCATGCCTAGCTTTTTACCGTTAGTAAAGTAACCAGCCCCAACAACTGTGGCTCGCGCGTCTGCTGAGATATAAGACCACACAGCTCCGCCGCCCATAATACGGTCTTGCAGCAACGCGGGTGGGTTAGTGGTTGAATAAGCCATGTTTATCTCCTGTTATGCGAATGCAGAACCATCATGAATGATTTTGACAACACCTTTGTTTTGCAAAAGTTTGCCGCCCATGTACGCAGTGGCACGCGCCCATGAATAATCCTGCTCCTCGTCGTAACCGACTGGAGTTTGCAGGCCTTTAATATCCATGCCGTGACCAATTGCATTACGGTGATACAGGAAACAGGTCTCGGCGTTTGTGCCTTTACCTGGTAGGTTTGGATGGACGATCCAGTTAACGCCAGCCCAAGTGAATGATTTCAGTGAGCTATCAGAAACGGTGAACGGCTTGTTGTTCACGTAATCAACAGAGCCAAACTCTTTGGTCTGCATCAAGTAGGCTTCCGCAGCTGGGGTGATCAGTGCAAATAACTGGTTGTCTGCCGGAACCTCGTTATTACCAAGAATAACTTTGGCTTTCATAGCTAAAGCCAGTGACATTACGGCAGTTGCACCGGTGGTTTGCGTTGCTGCCGTTAATTCACCAATGATGTCTTGGTCAATTTTGCGGTTAAGCACTGCCATTGTGGTGCCTTGCATAATTGCTCGCTGGTCACCCTGGCTTGCAAAGACGTTGTAGTTTGTCTTGCGAACCAAGTCATGCCATTCAACCAAAGTTGCAATCGGTTGATTCAGGTTATCGCCACGAGCGGGGATCATGCCATTGACACCACGAGTGACAGCCTCAGCACCGCCAGAGTCGGCAACTAAGAACACAATCTGATTGCCCTTAACAACACCTTCAGTTGTTACAGTCTGTCGAACCAGTGATTGGCTCTGTTCAAAACCAGCAATAAACTCATTGCGGTACATCGTTTGGAAAGCGGTATTCGCCATTTTAATTTCCTCATCGGGTTATATGTCGCTCCGACGGGGTGTCCTTTCTTCAGGCAATAGTGGGGTATCCCAAGTGAATGGGGGCCGATTGACTGGTGAATGGGGCCGTTTTACGCGTTGGTGTAAAAGATTGGTATTAGGAGTTGAAGCGCTCTTTTGCTTCCAGGAGTTGCATATAGCGCTCCTGCATTTTTGTGTCTTTGTTATAAGCAGAGCGGTTATCTTTCATAACCTTTTCAATCTGCTCAAGTTCTGAATCTACTGCGCTGATGTTTGTTGCGCCGGTGACTACAGTGCCAACCGGATTAACCTTACGAGCCATATCAACCATCCAGCGCATGATGTCTGGGTTGTTGAATAGCGCTGTTCCATCGAGTGATTTAGCTCCGGCGAACACATCACGAGCCGCTTCTGGTAACGTGGCAATGACGCCATTCACCAGATTAATGTTTCGTTTGAACTCTGGCCCCCACTCCGCACGTAGAGCTTCCTCTGTCTGCTCTTGCAGATCGGCATTGCGGTCGTAAATCTCTTGCCGGTCTGTTTCAATCTGGTTCTGATTCCACTCGATAGCAGCCTGAACAACGTCCTTAGAAACATTTTTCCCGTGCATGGTTTCGATGAAAGAGTTAACTCGCTCTTTATCTTCATCACCAATGATTACTCCTGACGGCATACCACTTAGATAATCAGTCGCTTTTTCAGGAACGTCGTTATCCTTGCGCCAGGCTGATAACTCTTCAGCTGTTGGGTTTTCTGGCAACTTCGCTACTTTCAGTAACTCGCCTGAGCTAACTTTGCTCTGTAGCTCTTTGTGGGCCTTTGCCAGAGCTTGCGGTGAAGCATAGCGCTCTAACTGTTTACGGTATTTTTGGTCATCACCGGCTAGCTTGTCGCGCCAGTCTTCAGGAAATTCTGCTACTACCGCCGGAGCTGCTTTATCTGGAGCGTTTAACGTGCTTGGCTGAGGCGTGTTTTCAGTGGTGGTAACTGGTGCCGTAGCATCGACAGTAACTTCTGGTGCATTGCCACCGCCACCCTCACCACCATCAGTGTTTAATTCATTACAGTAGCCGCGAAATGTGAATAGGTTCATTAAGAGATTCATGTATAAGCCTCAATAAAAAACCCGCCGGAGCGGGTCATTTTTTGTTTTTTCTCTGCTTTGATTGTTCAATCACGGCAGACGGTAAGTTAATTATCTTCACGATGGATGCGCCAATATGCCGCTTACCCTCCGCGAATGCCGTGTCTCTATCACTGTTAGGTCGATAACTCAGGTCGTAATAACCGGTCAATGTCATCAATTCCTTAATGATTAGTTTCTGCTGGGCATCTGTTGCGGAGCCCTCGTGAAGTGCTTTGAGCGCATAAACAAATTGGAGGTTATCCGCCCACGGATAAGGCTCATATGGCGGTGGTATCGTCATCCAATAGCCTCCGCTGCCTGTGCCGCTGCCGCAACGTTTTGCATCACGCTAGCCCCTTGCTGCACATCTTCAACGGCGGCTTGAGCTTGTTGCTGCTGCGCTTGCTGCTGAATTAACTGGTTAGCGTCATCCTCACTGCGCATCCACTTAGCTGGCACACCGAATCCATCCATTGCATCACGGAACGCAACGCGAATGTCCACATCTGCCACAACTGTTGGATCAATCTGCGCAGCAACGCCAAGCATCTGGGCTGCATTCTGGAGCAACCCTTGCTTCTCTTTGCCGATAGCGTCTTGCAATGGACTCTGGAAAGTGAACTTAACCTCTTGCCCGCGAAGTGATTCCGGTATATCCATCGGAGAACCGAACGCACCGCCGCGCATGAGAATGTCGAATGACATCTCGCACAGGTCGCCACTGTATTCGTATTCGATAGGCGCAAAGATTGGTAGAGCTTGCCGGATGTACTCTTGTACGCGCTGGCTAACCTCATATGCTGTCATCTCTCGAACTGATGGCAACGTTAACTTATCCAGATAGAACGCCTGAGAAATCATCTCACGCACATCATCGCGAATGTTTATGCCTGCCGGTAACGATGTGTTCTTACCAAACTCCGCAATAACATTGCGAATGTCTGTATCCATCTCAATATCTGCCCAGGTGATACCTCCAGCCATCAAGTTGAAGTCATCACGGAATACTTCACGACTGGCTACCATTGGTGGATCAACTGCTTTCTCACCAGCTTCAAGCAATACACGGCTGATTGACTGAATTAGCCGTGCATCAGGTAATGCAACTATTGTCGCTGGGGAGTAAGCATATTGAGAGCCAGCAACAGTTTGCCAGCGAGGGATAACATACATCCGGTGAAATATTGGGACTTCTTCAATGACGTGTTGATTCTCTACGTCAATGTAAACTGAAACATAGGGTGCTGCGTTTTTGTCGCCGTACTCTTCAGATGGCACAACAATATGGCGGCACTCAAACTCACGGTAAGGCTCTTTCTCTAGTGAGGCATTTACTTTCGCGTGAACCTTATCCCCGAATGTGGCTTTGAGGTCTCTGGCTGTTGGCTTCCACTTGCGATGCACTGTATCGATAATGCCTTCTGAGTTTTCAGCCCAAGCCAGATCACGCAGATGCCAACAGCGGTAAAGTAATCCGTCTGCATCCTTGTTTAGCTCAACACTGATAGCGCACTGACCGAATGCTGCGTAGTCGTGGTCGGCTTCCTTAGTCGCTCGCACAAACTGAGTGCGGCGGTCATACATCGCCTTGAACTGCACATCTCTGGCCCACTCAAGCCACACTTTAGCCGAGTGATCGTTTGAGTCATCATCGCCCGTGTTCAAATTGAACCACTTGTCACGGCGAAGCATTGATGCGAATGAGTTACCCAAATCACGACGAGCCATAACCGGGTATGATGTCATTAGGTGATCTGCAAATTCAGTACCGAGCGAACGGCAAACAGTGAAGTCGGCGCGCTCTGGGTAGAACTGTTCTGCTATTTCCTGCCACAAATTGAGAATCGGTGACTTTTTGCCGAACAGGTGATCACCCTGTTTAATTAATTGCTGAGCGCGAGCTTCCATTTATCCACCTAACTTGTCACTGCCGCCGCTTAAAATTGTGCTGGTTCGCCCGCTTCTCTGTTGTTGCTCCGCTGTCTTGCGTCGCCGGGCGCGGGTTACCGCCTCAGTATCTTCCGTAGGCATTGCTTCATCTGCCGCTGGCTGAATGATTGTTGTATCTGCTGTGCCACCGCCTAGGATGTCGCCAACAGGCTTTAAAATTGAACTAAGTGCGCTGGAGAAAAACTTCCCAATCCCGCCCATTACCGTTTCCTCTTAGTTGATGAGTGACCTAAATTAACCTTTGGTGCTGTGCCAATTCTGGACTTGTAGCCACCCCTTACATTCTCTTGCTTCTCTCCGTCAGACCAAGCCATTACAACCGCATCACCATCATCCGGTGATCGCCCAAGCCTCTTAACCAACTTGTCTTTTGCTTCGAGATGAATAACGCCACCGGCACCACCACGTTTAACTTCATAAGTTGGAGCCGTCAGGTCGGAGAGTAGTTTTGGATCGTCAGGCAGCGCGATATCAGAACCACCAGGCTGATCGGGGTTTAATGCCTCTCTAAACTGCCAGTAGGCCTGAGTACGAATGTTTGCGAATGATAGGAGCTTGTCAGAAGTTCGCTTGTGCGATGCTTTGATGCCCATATAGGAAGCGGCATCGACCCCATTCTCACGCAAGTGTGCGTAAGCGTCGCCCCCCCAACCGCCGCCGATATCGATAATGACTTTGGCATTGTTTCGGCGCTTAGAGATTACGAGGCCAGCAACATCAGACCCGCTTGGAGTCTCCTTCCCTGGCACTGATTGCGTATTGTCGAACCATGAGCCATAACGAGGAGCCAATACAGTGTTATCAATGCCGCCTTGTGCAACGTCTACACCTATAGCGCTCATATTCACACCTATTGGTGGCTGAGGCTTCCAGCGTGACATTGCGGCTTTAACCCATGCTGTAGGGATACACTGGAAAGCCTCGTCTTGCAGTGATGCGGCAAAGTGCCCGTCACGATATGCGTCACGCAATTCTTTGGGTAATGAGTTAAGAATTCGGGAGTATTCACCATCAGCCGCTAAATCAGGGTTATCGCTGAGTTTTGCTGGGATGAATGTTCGTGATTTTGCAAATACTGGTGAGCCATCTGGTGCATTCCCATGAGGGCCTCGCCCATCAACTTCCACTTCTTCATCAACTTCATTGCGGATGTACCAGCGCAACTCTCCCGGCTTGGCGGGATTAGGGTGAGAGGGGTCAAGCCATGCACCCCACCGCTTAATCACCCACAACCCAGAGGCAGAGGTAGGTGGGTTGCCAGTACAAACAACTCTGCATCGCTGCCCTTTCGTCGTTGACCGGTTCCAGATGGTGATGAACTCATACTGAGATTCTAGAAAGTCGGTAATTTCATCAAAGCAAATCAGGTCGTGCGGATCACCTTTGTAACGCTGCTTGTCCGTTTCAAGTTCGCAGCCACCAAACTGAACTAGCTGCTTATCTTTGCGCCAGATAAGATCTGACCCATTCCACCCATCACGACTACCATCAAACAGCTTGCCGATTAATTCGGCCTCTGCCAGCTTCTTTGCATCCTCACGAATGCGCCGTAGTATTAACGTTCTCTCGTGCTGAGTAACGGCCAGCCCATTTACCAGAGCTGACTTACCGCCGCCAGCTTGGCCGCCGTAGAACAGCTCATCGGCTTCACAGTAATAAGCATCAGTCTGCGGGCCGGGATTGGGTATCCATATCTGATCCCCTGTCGCGCTCATCACCTCTTTGGCTACCTGCTCTAAAGACTCAGGTGATAGGCCGGTAAGCCGATTGAGTACATCGTCGAATGAGATTGCAGACATGGATACCTCGGAGGGATAAAACTATGCAGTAACGCCAGCGCTTTTATCTGATGCGATAGTCGCGTTCTGCTTAGCTGCTAATGTAGCGATATCATTTTTAATTGCAGTGAGAGCGGAGTTAACTGATGTTAATGAAGCGGCTGAAGTGTCTGTTGTGGCCGCTGTCGCAGCTGGGACTACCGCTACAGTGTTGCCGCCAGATGTGCCGCCAGATGAATCAGTCAACGGGGTAATCGCTGACTGTTGCAATACGCCGCCGCGAACTAATGAAGTTGGTGCGGGAATGGTTAGCGTTACGCCAACACCAGCAACAATCTCACCGTCCAGAACAAGCGAGCACTTACCGTTTGAATCAGGCGCTGTAATGCCCAATCGCTTACCGTGCAATGAAACTAAAATATCAGGCATTTTGTTGCTCCCGCGTTGATTGCGTTAAGATAAATGCAAGACGGCGCGCAATGTCCGTCGTGTTGAGGTCTTTCTTGAGTGGGTCATCAGGATCTTTCGCTACTTCGTCAAGGTTGTAGGCTTGACGCTCAAGGCCAATAAGGTTCTTCATAGCGTCGCTGAGTGCCTTAACTGCTTTGACTCGTTCAGGTAGCGCAATTACCGACTGGTAAACTTCGTTTAGTCGGTCGCGCCCGTTCTCGTCAGGGTCAAGCATTAGTTCGCCTAACTTGCGAAGAGACTCAATGTCTGCGCACTCCGCACCTAGCTCATCAAACAGAGCATTGGTTATCTCTCTGGCTCGCCGGATGTCACCACGATGCTCCATGCGGACATTGGCAATGACCTCGGCGCTAGCTTCAATGAGTACGCGTTCGGTCAGTGTCGTTTCAGTGCGTACCTGCTTGCGTACCTCTTCTTTGCGTACCAAATCCTCAGCACGTTCTTTTATCTTTGCAGATAGGTCACGCGACCAATCATCACGCTTTGCACGTTTGCGTATAGCACCTTCACTGATGCTATGTTGTGAGGCTATTTCTCGCAGGGACATCAAGCCAGCTCGGTACGCCGATTCGATGGCCTCCCAATCCGCTGGTTGGGCCATTTGCTATTCCTTTTATCGCTATAAATCTTTGTGAAGCGCCATTACCGTGACGCTTGGCAGAGTTTTATAAATTAGCCGCTACCGCGTTTAATTCCAATTCATCAATTTTGTCCCGAGCTATTGATCCGCACAGGCGGCAAATCAATGAGGTGATTACATAAACAACGGCAGTAAATACCCAACCGCCATAAGCAAGCGCCCCAGCAATTAAGACAAGACATAGCCAATTCCATGCGCGCCTAATAACTCCTCGCTTCACTGCCGCGTTTTTTAGCAGCTCAATAAGCTTTTCTTTCTTTTCAGCATTGGTTTCTATAGTCACTAAGGTCGTAACCAGCATCACAGCCACAGAAACAAAGGCAGCAAGGAAAATTACAATCCAATAAGCGCTAACTACTATTGCCGTAATGCTTTCTCGCTCGGTTAGCACGGAGAAAATAAGAGTGGCAAGTAGCACCAATGAAATGGCTTGATAAATGAGTGATTTCATATTTATTCCAGTTGGTAATGGTTGAGAGCCGTTGTGAAAGTGGCTCTCAATCCGTAATTGTTACTTGCCTTCCATAATAGCTAGCATCGCAGGGGCCGTAATCTTCATGATTTGCTCGTGCTCTACAGCAAGAATGGGCTTTTCTTTCTTTCGCTCATTCATTAATCGACTGCCAATGGTGCCTTTCAGTTTTGAGCGAGTTTCTTTAATAGCAAACCGATGCTGCATTTCTTCACCGATAGACATGCGGCGATTTAGCTGTTCTGCCATCCAGTTAAAAGCATTGATATAGCACTCCTTGATGGCGGTGGCGGTTTTCCCTGTAAAGCCCATGACTAACATCATGCAACCATCTCGTGTGATGTTATACATCGGCTGGATATCACCATTTTTATCAATGAAATCAATGGGCGCAAAATTGCGCTGGGTGAAGTCACTGGAGCATTTCAGGTTACGAATTGCCCTTAATACATCTTTATGTCGCTTCCCAAAATATTGAGCGACTTTAACTGATGTAGTTATCACCTTGTTCTCTGACATGACAATCATGTCTCGAAAATCAAAGGCGGGAATAATTGACGGATTATTCATATCGGTAGTTACCTTATAGAAACGAGCCTCGTTGCCCAGAAACGCCAGCGCATAGAGACGGTTACCGGCCTAAACCAGCGTTTCTCCAAGGCTTGTTTCTGTAAGACTCTATGCTTTGATTTACGCCGGGCATGGCGCTGGTTTTGCCATACTTATTCCTTGCCGCTAACTTTTTTCAAATAACCTTCAAGAAAATCGAGTTTTGATTGCAGATCTTCAACAAGCATATCTGGGTGTCTGGTTATAATCTCAATTGCGGCTGAAGATAGTTCTTGATGGAATGGGCTTCTGCGTAGCGCTTCCTCTTCTGCTTTTGCCATTGTTTCTAATAATTGGCGCTCAGCCTTCGCCTCTAAGCTGTTAGCAGGAAAGGGGGATGATTTATCAAGCATGGATGTCTCCGTTGGTTGGCATTATCACAGGCACTCGTAAATGCCTGCTGTAATGTCAGCGCGGCCTTAGTTTCTTTCCTTTCGGAGGATACATGGAGTGAAGTGAGTCGCTTTTTTTGACACTAAACCACTGAACACGCCCTCCGCTGTACACATCCATCTCAATTGCTGTATTCACTGCCTCAATAGCACTTTCCCCAAGGTGTATGGCTGTTATTGCCACTGTGGCGCCAGAACCTAATGCATATGGATCAACCTGAAGGCATAGACTTATTTTTGCTGAGTCTTCTTTACTGCTAATAAGATAGGCTCTATTAGGCCCACAAATAGCTATTGCAGAGAAGCCAAAGGCTGTGGAGAATTCAGTCGCATAGGTAATCCCATTGGCTAGTTTTTCTTGTAGTTCAAATTCAGCACCGCAATCCCCAGCCGCGCCTATGGCTAAAACTTTCTCGCCATTTACCAGCCATTCCACGCCATCAGCTGGGTGGTAAATCTTTTGCTCTTTCAATGAGCAGATTAAACCATCGAGGGTTGATTGACCGTCAGCTGCCAGTGTCTTCCCATCCCATGCAATAGTTGTCATTGCTAATCACCCTTTGTTTATGTTGTTCGCAGCTTTGCCACGTCTTCACAGAGTTGCTACACCACTTACGGCTTACCCGTCAGCAAGATGTGGATCACCTCTTTAGGGCTGCACAATCTGTTACTTCAGGCACACGTTAGTGATGTAGTCCTGCAAGCCGTTTATTTGGGTTGTGGCAATTCCGATGCGTTCTCTGAGACTGAGATAATTGCGTTCAAATTCTGCATCATATCGGGTGCTGGCATCATCATGGATGCTGGAGGGGCCGGTGGTTTTGGACACTGGCTTTGGACATGTGGCATTGAGCTGCAACCGCTTAGTGCCATTAGCGATATCAGCACGAAAGCGCTCGTTTTCAGATTTGGCATCTGCCAACTCCTTGGTGTATTTGATATCGATAGCCGCTACGGCTTGGCGTTGGGTTTCTATCTGGTCGAGAGTGGCTTGTTGCTGCTTGGCTACTGTGGCTAACTCAGCTACATCACGATTGAGTGATTGCACCCTGTAGTGGTAGTAAGTTAGTCCAAACAGTGAAGCGACCAGCACAGCAATGAGTATTGCCGTTACCCGATTCATGATAGGAACAGCGCCCTTTCTCGCTGGCGGCGTGGTAGCAATATCTCTGGGTCATTACCGGCTTTCTTCCACATAAGTAATGCATCAGCAGCCCCCTTGTAGTCACCAGCGTTAAGGCGTTTCAGCACGGTAGAATTAGAAAATGCTGTCGGCCCAATGTTGAATATCAGACTACACAACGCATCGTACTGGTTCTGAGTAAGTGGGACTTTCACGTTAGTTGCGATGGACTTTTCAACCCAGGCTAAGTCAGAACGTAGCAACTCAGATGATTTGTTTTTGGTGATGACCATGCCAACAGCGACCGGCTTTCCATCAACTACGCCAGTGTGTCCAACTCCAACAGTGGGGATGCCGCGAGTATCTTTATAGCCGATGAGCTTTTCACCCTCTTCGGCCTTAAGTTTGTTTATTCCGTTATCACTGATTTGCATTGCCAGCCCCTGTCTTGTTGCCAACGATGCGCTTAAGCACCGAACCGATATAGTCAGTGCCGAGGTAGCCGATAAATACACTCGATACCATTGCCCAGCCTTGGTCGATACTGAGCAATACAAAGATGTCTTTCAGGAACCAGGCAATGATTGAACACATCGCAGCATCGAGCATTCGCTGCGTTCGGCCGCCACCTGCGTACCATCCACGCAGCAAAGCCATAATCGCAGCAACCAAGGCGCTGACTAGCTCACCTTTATGTTCTGCAACCCATGTCACTATCAGTGTCCATACATCCGGGGAGTTGTGCATTTTCATATCCTGCCTCCCCATTGGGGAAATTAATCCCGGCGAATGTCGGGTTCGTATGCTGTTGTGTAGGGAATAGCTCGCCGCCGTGATCCATTCAGACACGGAGTTTGCTTGAGGGTGATTGGCGCTGGCGGCGGGCTAAATTATTTAAGCGAGGCTTTACGCTTCAACATCTGCGCAATGCTCATGTCTTGGAACAAAATTTCAATCTCAAGCTTTTCAGCTAAAGCATATTCAGCCCGAGCACCTGCGCTTGATTGCCAACCATCCAGCATGTAAATAGCATCGGCGCGTTGAAGCATTGCCATGCAAATGCACATGTAGTCAGGCTGAGATAATCCGTCAGGTAGAATTGCTGGATTCAGCGGGACGTGACCAGAAGCCGCTATCTCTTTGGCTGCCGCATTGAATGCAGAGCGATTGAAATTAGGCAAGCCAGTCATGGGGCCAGCGATATAAGTTTTCATAGGTCTGGCTCCAGAAATAAAAAAGGCCCACCGAAGTGAGCCTTAAAAGTTGGTATGTGGAACTGAGGGTATTAGCCTCGTACGTTTCGTCCTGTAACTTTTCAGAGTTCCACATTCGGCTGGATGCTGCCCAGAGGCACCTCCGTTTAAATTGCACGCGTCTAACGTGACACGACAGCACCCATGCGAATGTAGAAAGCAAAAAGCCCCAGCAATTAACCGGGGCTTCTAATTTTACCGACCTCTCAGCCAGCATGGTTGGAGTTCCAGACCTAAGTCGAAGTGACCAACTCGGCGGTATCTGTGAGTTAGGAGCCGCCGCTTATCCCCTAACTCACCGCTCTTTCGCTTTTTGCTCCCGAGCCTATATGAAATATACACTTTCATTACTTATTTTCAAGTAAAAATGAAAATAAATTTATGCGGCAGACTTTATTACCTCTAACTCAGCCCTTAAATCATCTTGCAGAACCATATACACCTTCGCATCAAATAAACTAATGCACCATCTAACTCGATCTGCACACTGTTTGTTAGTCAACCAGGGTGAAACTTGGTATTGCATATAATTTGCGAGATCTTGCACAGGGTTCCTGTCAACATAGTACTTACAGGCGATCACATATATTGGATTGTCAGTTTTAAAAGCTTTAAGAATGGCCTTCTCGACGAAATCAGCTTCATCCTCATCGTTGGCGCGCTGTAACATGTCGCTGATAGTTCGTTTAGGCCATAAAATAGACTGAGCTTTAGTCAGCAACTCACCCCCCTGATACCCAAGCTTTCTCAAATCCTCCATTACTCTGGTAAATCTATCCGTATCTTCAACGCTCCATCCAGATATAAATCTCCATATCCCGACCCCATCAGCTCCCCCACCGTAACCCCCTCCACCAAACTCTTCAGCCCATACGCAAAGGATCGCTTTAATCCATCGTTCCTGCATTGGTGTGAGTTTTTTGTATTTACCCAGATAACTCTTTCTTGGTGCTTTTGCCAGTTCTTGCCATGCGGTTGGTTTCACGCTGCCTCCTGGGTTTCTTTTAGCCGCTTCAATTCCAGCCGGTAGTAATCACGAATGCCCTTTAACTCTTCAACCGTGTAGCTGCGGCGTTCGTGGTTATTCTCGATAGCCTCAACGGTTTCAATTCCAATACGCTTGATCAGCTCGACGCGGTACGGAACGATATTCCCGCTCTTGTGCTGATTGCATACTGAACATTGTTTGTGTATTTGTCGGGGGTCGAATCTGAATTGAGGTGCTGCTGCGGTTGTTCTGTAGTGCCCAGCGTCCCACTGTGCCGCTGAAGTAGTGCCACATGATACGCAGGGTAGGTTTGAATCTCGTGCTCTTACAAAGGCGTTGACGGCTTGCTGTGCTTGCTTAGTCCAGTATTTTTTGGGCTGGGCGTTAATCTTCCTGACTTTTAACTCTTTCCTTTCCTCCCTCTCTTTTTCCCGTCTTCGCTTTAGTTCGCTAGCCTCGTCTCGCCTTCGCTTATCTTTCATAACAAGGACTGCATACTCAATTCTGTGTTCCTCGTTGCACCACCACTGATAAATCTTTTCTGGCTTGAACCTCGTTTTGCATACTTTGCAGTTACGATGATTCGGTAGCTTGTTTATCATCGGCTTCCTCCAGCATTTCTATTGAAGCGTTTTCACGTTCGCATTGGTCGCAGGAATAAACTTCATCTGGCTTTAGGGTGGCCCGGCAGAACGCGCAGACGGATCGCTGTAGTTCAAGCATTCTTTCTACTCCTGAGTCTTAGCCAGCGTTTAGCTAATAACGGATAGATAGCGTCATATGTGGGTATTTCGCTGGCGGTGATTGGGGGTTTAGGCTTGGTTCGGTGGGATACTTTGAATTTGAGATTATCTAGTGCGATCTGGGTCGGGCTTATCTGCCTCATCAGCTTTGTCCTCAATCACTGTGCAGTGATAGGTTTTCCTGCCAACGTAGAATTTACCCAGCCGTTGACACTCTGTTGCTACAGTCTGATGCGCTGACTCCCAGCCAAGGCGATAAGAGGCCCAGATTAATGCGCATACCGCAACGCCGAAAATAATTCCGTTAATCATGCTGCCACCTTCCCCTTGTCACCGAACCGGTTGGCCCACTCGATAGCAAGCCGTGATTCATCACTGAACTTAACGCCATGCGTAGCACCGAAAGCATTGATCAGCTCTATCAGGTCGCGCAGCTCTCCAACGGTCATACGGCTGGTTGACTGCCCCAGCACCACAACCCCACCCTCCAGACCAGGTGCTGACCTCTTCCCTTTCAGTGATGCGGTGAATATGTGCTTCCAGTCCTCACTGCTAAGCTTCTGACCGTGCCATACAACCTGTTTAGCGATATCGCCAAGCGTGGCCCATAGACGCGCGTTCTGGTCTAACGTGCGGGTTCGCTCTTGGATTGTGATTAGGAGTGGCTTATCAGGATTAACAGGGAGTTGACTTATAAACTGGAGGGCATTTCGCTTGTATTGATCACCGCATAGCACGAAGACCTTTTTATCCATTGTCCTTCTCCGGCGCGGCGGCTAGTACCTTGTCAATTGCAGCAAGTTCCTCACAAAGGTCTGCAAAATCTCTTGCCCAACGAGTTCCTTCTCGGTTGTAATAACCAGCAAATCCAGCCTTGTAGTTTTCAACTTCTGCATTTTTCACATCCCGATAATCTGCAAGCATGTCGCGAGGAATGCTTATCCAATCTTCCGGTATCTCCGGAGAGTTCAACTGTGGGTCGGAAGAGAGTGCCTTTCGCAAATCTTTTACCGGGACTGAATTACGATTAATAGGAACCAATTGCTCGGGGTAATTGTCGAGAACAGCTAAAAACTCATTCACTGCATCGGCTAATTCATTAGGCTCTGCCCTCTTTGCAGCTAACGCGATTCGGGCTAGGGCTGCAATTTCACGAACCTGCACATTGTCGTAAATAGGTTCAGCGTCACAGGGTTCCAAGCTGGCAGACTTAATCAACTCTTCCAGTCTCTCTACAGTGAAACTATCTAATTCTTTCATGGCTTTACCTTATGTTTAGATTGCAATGCATCCATCAACGAGTTGTTACGCTGTTTTAGTTCGCAAATAATGCAGAGCTGAATAACTCCTTCCCCTTCATTCCAGTTGCGATTATTTAATTTCTGCCCGCACCGTAAATCACTACCGTTTGGGTTGAGATGAACACCACAACCAATTTTTTCATTTTTCCCGAATATCATTCACTCTCTCCCTTGATTCGAATACCGGCAGTGCGGAGGGCTTCGACCACTTCATCATATTCAAGCCCCTCGCCTGAATCGCTTGGCACGAAATAACCATCTCCATATCCAGATGCATAGATAGACTGTCTCTGAGGTAACTTCACCTCAATGCTTTCGCGCGCGGCTTTCCACCAATGCCACCACCCATTTAACGGGTGCATGATGTTCATGCTGTCGAATGCATGGTCGTAGCCATCGCCTTTACGAGCTAACTCAATGATTGATGTTGGAAGGCAAAGAGCTTTCCCAGCTTCGTATTCAAATTGTTTTCGTGACTCTTCCCGCGATTTAGTTATGTCCATCATGATTTCCCTCGTTTATTTCTTCCCCAGTGGGTATACCAGCCAATACTTTCACGCAGTCAACAACGCAACTTTCACAAATGTAAGCGTATGGCCCAGCGATGAGTTTTTTTACTTGGTGCTGATTTTTTTCACAGAAACTACACCTAAGAATTAGCCTTTCCGATGTCATCAGAATCCCCCTTTTTTTGCATAACGCTTTTGTGATTCATCGTTGTTGTTCGCTCGGTTTTGAGCCTCGATCTGGTTTAGGTCATACACCGCACCATTCCGCTGCTCGACATAGCAAACACCAGTCTTCCCATGACGATTAAGCGGTAGCAGGTACTCGGTGAATGACCGGTCAGGTAGTCCTGATGCGTCTTCTTCGCAGTGGATACCAAGCCAGTAATCACAATCCTGCTCAATCTGCCCCGTCTCGCGGCTGTCGCTGGGCTTAGGTCGTTTGCTGGTTCTGCTTTCTGGCCCACGGTTAAGCTGAGTCAGTAGCACAACGACACAATCCAGTTCTTTAGCGAGGTTTTTTAGCCCTTGGGTGATAAGCCCGTAACCCAAGTTAGTACGCTCTGCTTTTTCGGCTTTCATGAGGGTTAGATAATCAACCAGCACCATACCGATCTGACCTTCAGTGCGTTTAATTCTCCGGCATTCAGCTTGGATGTGGGCCAGTGTTGCGCCCGGGGTGTCATCGATAAACAGCTTGTCCGTATTTGCCATTTCCAGTGCTGACGCGCTGGCCCGAGCAAAATCAGAATCGTTGTCCGCACCGCGATAGAAAATATCGGTATTAACTCCTGATGCCTGACCTACCATTCTCTCGATAATTTGACTGTTTGGCATTTCAAGGCTGAACAAGACCGCTGGCAGTCGCTGAACAACGGCACAATTGATAGCCATCTGACCGTATAGCGTGGTTTTACCCATTTTCGGACGGGCACCAATGATGAATAGCGAGCCTTTCACAATCCCTTTTGGTGACAAAATTGCATCCAAAGACGCTATCCCCGTCGATAATCCACGGGCCTTATCTGGGTTGCTAAAGCGCTCTTCAACCTCATCCAGCCAGTGTTCCATCAACTCACGAAATGGTCTTGCACCGCGACGATTGCCTGTCTTGGCGTGATCCGTGATTTCGGTAGATAGCGCCTGTATCGCCTCAAGCTTTTGGATCGCTGTCATGCCGTTATTGGCATAAAGCAACTCGGTCATCGCATTGGTTTTGGCAATGCTGTAACGGGTGATCGCCTTATCGCGTACTTCCATCGCGTAATGCACGATATTCGCGGCGCTGGGGGTGTACTTCGATAGCTCTGCCATGTAAGCAAAGCCGCCTACAGTACCGCTAATTCCTTTGTTCTCCATCTGGTTGAAAATCGTCAGTAGGTCTATGGGGATCTGCTTGCTAACTAAGTCTTTAATTTCGGCAAAAATAACTTGGTGTGGCCGGCTGTAAAACGATTCTGGCTTCAGCATGGATAGGACTTTAGCGACGTTATCACTGCCGTCATCCAGCATCAGGCCGCCAAGAACGCTTTGTTCTGCGTCGAGGTTGTGTGGTGGTGTTTTGTAATCAACGGTCATCCTTGGCCCCCTCTCGGACTTGAAGATAAGTTTCGTCGTTCAGGAAATACTCCAGCCCTTTTTTCTGCCATGTCTTGCCAGAGCGAGTGTCAGGGCGGTCTTCCAGCATCCAGCGGCAATTGGTGGAAATGTAAGTCAGGTAGGATTTCCAACTATCCAGAGTGAACGGAGCGCCATCCAGTTGCCGGGTGATTTTACTGGCCTTTCCCCAGAAGGTTCTCATCAGATTCCGGCGCTTATCTGTCAGAGCACGGACGCCTTTCGCTTCTGGTAGAACTTCGTGGAAAACATCAACGACGTCTTGGCAGGAAAAAGCCGGTTTCGGCTTTTCAGTTTTTGGCTTCTGAATCTCTCCCTGCTTCGGCTGGTCTTCAGCGCAAGCTGATGGACTCTTATTACTGTTAAGTAATAAGTTATTAGTTATATTGTTGTTTATGGACAATCGTTGGACATCCGTTGGACAATCTATGCTGAGAGCCGCATCATTACTGGTGTTGGAGTTGGACAATCGTTGGACATCCGTTGGACAATTTATTGACTGAAAATCATCATATTTGAGGATGGTTAGCAGGCTAAATTTACGCCCTACAGCCTCGATTTTTAACATCCCTTTAGTCTCGAAACTACGCAGTAAGCTTTTTACTTTATTGTCAGGAATGAAGGTTTCAGATACCAGTGTTGGACGCCCGGTTATCATCTGCCCACGACCTACCATCATCTCACCGAGATCCGTCTTTACCACTACTGGAGAATAGTTAGCTTTGAGTATCAAATGCAGCCATAAGTGAACCGCCTGAGAGTCCTTGTAAAGCTTACTATCCATGAATTGTCTATGCATCAAGGCAAACCCCTTACCGGTTGCCTCCGGCCTTGCTGTGTCTGGTTGACGAAACGCTAAGACGTTACTCATTGGCTTTCCCCTGCAAAGGCTTAACCTTTCTGAATTCATAAATAAGCCGATTGCCAAATACTGTGTCGTTCTCACAGAGCATGACTAGCTCGTCAGGCTTGGCGGATCGCTGCTGAGTAACCTCTCGCTGTTTTGCGTTAGTTTTCTTTCGCATGTATAATTACCTCTGTAATTGGCTTGCATACCTGATTACCGATGCCCTGACAGTTGACGCTGTTGGGGCATTTTCATTTGGGATATTCATGATTAGAAACGCATTGGCATGATGACGACCGAGGCTTTACTGAATGAACCGGAAAACTCGATGATTGCAGAACCTATCGTGCTGCTAGGCTTGATGCGGATACCGCAATATTTAGGACTGTAGAGCTTTGCTGCCTTTTCGATATCAGCTAAATAACCAGCGTTGAAGCCAATCTCTGAAACCGGATTATTTTCTTTCGGTATGATTCGTTCTACTTTTGGATACACTCCATCAATGACTTCACATAAACCTATGCAAGCCTTGATACCATTCTTATCCAGGTAAGAAACAACGCCGGTTTCAGTATCGATAACTGCTGTTTTGAACTTGGTAAATTTAGGGCCATTGATGGCAACAATGACGTTCCCTTCCAATCCTTCTGTATCGTGCTCACCGATGAATAACCGATGACCATCTGTTGCAAACAGCTTCTTATCAGGCGCAAAGCAGATCCCGTTTAAGTAATAACGAACATCTTTCTTTGCCTGAAAAATCATTGCGCTTAATAGCGCCTCTTTACTCAGCGTTAAAATCATTTTTAACCTCAAAAATTTATTGTTATTTGTTCGGAATCCCTGCCCTTCTGTTGGGATTTTTGTTTTGCGAGCAACAACGCCACTGATTTAGCCAGCCTTGCCATCTCGTCATCGACCACTCCCCATTCCAATACAGCCAGAAGCATTGATATCTTCGGAATGAAGCTTTCTTTCCAGCGTGATATCTGTGACTTATCCACGCCTACAGCGTCAGCAATGTCAGTGACGCCTCGTAATGCAATCTTGTTCAGTAGCTGGCCCTCAATGATTCGAGCCTTGTTGCGTGTGGTTGCACGTTCCATTGCGTACTCTTCCCTTGTTAGATGTTGTTACGTGACAAAGCTGTGAGCCTGTCACTTTGGTGTTCACCCGCATTGCGGCGGGGTGAGGTCAGTAGTGTTAAAGAGCGGTAGTGCTTAAGCTGCTTTAGTTGTTGGATTTCCGTACAACAACCAAGATGGTTCACATTGAAGTGCGCTTGCGATTTCAAACAAGAAGCGAGGTCGTTTGGTTGCACCCGACTCAATTTGCTGAATTGATTGCTGCTTGATCCCGGCCTTTTCCGCCAGTTCAGCCTGCGTAAGATTCAGCTCTGAGCGCTTTTGCTTGAGGCGTTCCGATATAGTTTCCATATTGCCTCCTTGACAAAGTTTCTTGTATTTTACAGACAAGAAACCTTGTTTGTCAATTACAGCTTTTCTTGTGACTATTGGGAGGAAATTTATGAGGTGATTTATGGGTATTGCAGAAAGAGTTAAGGCTAGGCGCGATGAATTAGGTATGACGCAAAGTGAGTTGGCGCTTAAGGCAGGGACAACTCAGCAGTCTATTGTTAATTTAGAAAATGGCACAACAAAGCGCCCCAGAAATCTCCTGGAAATATCTAAGGCTTTAAATACTGATCCTGACTACTTAATGTTTGGCAAAGGTGTCGGCAATGTTTCATTCGCTGGCGTTCACACCCCTGGTGTGCGGTATCCTGTGATAAGTAAGGTACAAGCTGGTGCCTGGGCTGAGGCCGTTGAGGTTTACACGATCAGAGATATTGAATTGTGGCTGGAGTCTGATGCACACGTTCAAGGCGAGGCATTTTGGCTTGAGGTCGATGGGGATTCAATGACTGCTCCAGTTGGGCTAAGCGTACCAGAAGGAACTTTTGTTTTGTTTGATACTGGGCGCGAACCAGTTAACGGCAACCTTGTCATTGCTAAGCTAACCGATTCTAACGAAGTTACTTTTAAGAAGCTGGTTATTGATGGCGGGTTACGCTACCTGAAAGGGTTAAACCCAGCATGGCCTCTTGTGCCAATCAATGGGGATTGCAAAATCATTGGCGTTGCCGTCGAAACAAAGTTGCGATTGGTCTAATACCCTAACCCACTGCTAGCCCATAGAGGGGTGCAGGTAGTATCAGGCTTAAACCTTGAATTTTGCTCATTAGCCATAACATTATGAGATGTTGGGCAGGATTTAATGTATTGAACTACTATTAATGTACGGTTTTTATCAAAACCCCTTTTAAGTTAAGTGTTTTTATGGATATATATAACTAGTTAACTAAGGTACTTTTTGCCCTGGATGGCCAGCGTTGCCGTTTATCAATTGGTGCCTATTCACGAAAAATAGATAGCACCGATTGTAAGACGGGTTGATTAATGCCATATAAAGAGTATAATTATTGACCTTACGATTACGGTGTGATTCTGTCCTTTAATACTTTCTTAGGGCTTTTGAATGACCGAACACATAAGTAATGTACAGCGCGAAAAAGCAATTGAAGAATTTAACAGGCTTCATTCAACAATGTTCAGTGAAATTAGCTCGATGTTGAAGGAGGCTAAGCTAGCGCCAATGCTGACGTTACGAGCAAAAAATCCAACGTTCAGCAGTCTAGTAATTGAGTTAATAAATTATCGCCAAATTTACGTTGCTATAGCTCAAATTCTTGATTTGGATAAAGAAGATGAGATTGGAATGATCAGCGAATATTTGGCGTTAGCAGATGATCTAGCAAAGGCAATCGACGCTGATGATGCAGACGCGCTGTGTGGAGCTATAGCAGCGTTAGACGTCAAGCCTTACATTTAATAGAGGGTGTGGAACATGACTAGTAATTTTGATTATGCAACTGTAAGTAGACTGCTAGCAGAAATGCGTGGATGCGTCGAACGTGTGCAGGAGTTACGATGTAATTTCGCAAATCAAGACAGTCAAATTAAGAAAGCAGCCTAAAACCTCCTGTTCTTATAAAAGCCCGGCCATTCGCCGGGTTTTTTGTGCCTGTAATCAGCCCTCTGGCGGTAATCTCAGAATATCAATAGCTAGCTCGACGGCTAAAGTTACCTGCTCCTCCTGATACAGCACCTCTATCATCTCTACTATCGAATCCTTCGACACTTCCTCACTCTCTATTAGTAGCTGCATCACCGCAGTACCGATAACCTGCGCCACTTCCGGCCGCTGCTGCTCGAAAAACTCTTGTTCGCTATCCATATATCACCCTTCACAGAATAAATTTCACCCAATTTAGCACACTTTTCACGCCTGATAGCCGGTGCGAAGGGTCACGTCTGAATTATTTTCAAATTAAATTCACTTTAAAATCAAAGAAATATTGTAATCACAACAAAATAAACAATATATCTTGTTTACAGGCATACAAGGTTTCTTGTATTCTCTTTCCATCGAAACGAAACATCGATGCGGCAGACAGGAACTACTCGCCGCGCCAGTCAGGAAGACAGGCTGCTTATTTAACATTGATGGGGTTTGTTCCCGCCGAGATGCGGGGAACCAAAGATTAGTTGGCTTTGGGATGTGGTGGAAGCGTAACGAAACGAGACGCAAGCAATACCACCGATGAGCAGTATAAGTCTGCGCGGCCATACGGCTTACGGATGCAAGCAAAGCTGACCATGACAGTACGAGGCTGGAAAGTTAGTCAGCCCACCACATCACCAAAGCCAATCACCGGAGGTAATCATGACAGTCGTATACACCTATGCAGCTTCCGATAACTCACGGAATCGCCGTAAAGCACGCAGGACAGCGCAGAGAGACGTTGAACAGGCGTCAGGCAAGCAACCAGCAAGCCGAGTAACAAAGGCCTGTATCAGCGTTCCAGCACGCAGCAGTGAGCGTCCAAGCGCGGACAACATATGTTTGCCTGAAGTAGCTAAGTTTGCAGCAGGCTTCCGTAAGTCAGAATCATTAACAGCGAGGTAGGTATGGCAGGCAAGCCTAACGCGGTACTGCTGACATCAATTAATAACAATGCGCACTCAGAAGAGAGCCTACGCAAGCAGAGAGTGATGGTGGTCGGCGCTATTGCGGCTTGGTCTCCTGACGGATATCTCTACGAAGTGAAAAAGCACATCAAAGGCCACAGCGAAGAGCAGAAATCTTACTTCGATGAAGCGCTAACCCTGATTGATAAACATCTTAAAAAATTCAGAGGCACAAATAATGGCTAACCCTATAACGCTTGGTTACTCGCCACTTACCGGAAAGATTTATGCAGGACGCAGCAAGCCAGCCAAAGGAATGGCTGAGGGTGTACGGATTTTTACAGCAGAGAAGTTTGATGTTACCGACCAAGCAATCGGCATCGTCGCTGACAAGCTGGCGCATGATGGCAAGCCGATTAAATGGATATATGCAGACGGTCGAGTAATGACGCTGAGCGTTGTGATTACTGAACCGCAACAAGAAGCCCACCACATAGTTAAGGGGTAAGAGATGAAAACAAAAACTATTACGCTTGACTGGAATATTGGAGAAAAGCACACCATCGAAATTCGTGATGGTTCTGTGCAGGTTTTTAACCACTACAGAGGGAAGCCTGTTGACCCAAAAGAATTTGATAAAGAGATAGCCTCAAGAGACTTCACTGGCAGAGTAAATGCTGAGGAGATTTTCAAGGCAGCTGCGAGGAAACGCTCGACTCAAAGTGCAAGTATTTTTATCGGTAATAGTTTGTGTTGGGGACAAGGAAACTTTGAATTACAGGGATGGAATTAGGTCACTTAGGTGGCCTTTTTTATTGGCGGGTAAATGAGGAATGAATGATGGCAGGCACGATAAAAACATCAGCAAACACTTACGCGGTAATTTCTGGTGAGGTGATAGACAGAACTAATCATTCAGCAAAGCTTGAGTTGCCTTGGCAGGGTGTTAACCGTTTTGGCTATACGAAAGATTTCAAAACCATGAGCGAGGCTGTCGCTTACGCCAAGAAGTAGTTTTACCCCTGCCACTTAACCGGTGGCAGCAATAAGACCACTGAAACAAACAACGAGCTGCTTAATGCGGCTTTTTTTGCACCTAAAATCGAGGTAACCAATGAACCTGACCGATTTAAACAAAATCCTTGGCGAGCATAAAATCTGGGTTGAGTCGTCCAGAGGGAATGGATCTAGAGCCAACCTGCGCGGTGCCAACCTGCGCGGTGCCAACCTGTACGGTGCCGACCTGCGCGGTGCCAACCTGCCTGATCGTACTTATGTGATTATGGGTGAGAAGTATTATCTGCAAATTAGTAACGGGGAGAATGTTCTGGCTGGCTGCCAGAACCACACAGCAGAAGAATGGCGCAAATTTAGTAAGCGCGATATTGCGAATATGGACGGCAAGACAGCGCTCAAGTTCTATCCTCGCCTGTTAGACATCATCGACTTCTATCTCGGCAAGGGTGATCGTCCTGAGTGGCTTAATGAGCCAGATGAAGAAGTAGAAGCGGACTAAGACCACTAGATGAGGTGATGTATGACAGGGGAACACCTGCTGACTGTTAGCCCAACAACAGAAGCAAATTGGCACAACGAGAATGTGCGCACCGAGGGGTTATTACTGCGCGATTACTTCGCAGCCAGAGCTCTTGGTTTATGTTATGCGCAATACCTAAATTACGCCGCAGTTGAGGGGTTTCAGGAAGGTTGGCGAACAGGCGTCGCGCTTGATGCTTACATGATGGCAGACGCAATGATTAAGGCGAGAGGGTGAGATATGCAATGTCAATATTGTGGCGGCCCTGTTATCTGGAAAGGCCCATTCTCAGCACTAACTCACACTGAATGCCAAGAATGCGGCGCTATAAATTGCCAAGCAGTAGAGCCAGCTGAAGACGAAGAAACCGAGTAACTCCCCACCCCCACCAATCCCCAGAGTAAATAACTGACAACTGTCGGTGTTTTGCTGTGGGCTAAACACAAGGAAATGAGCATGAGTGAAGCAACCGGCTTATCGATTGTTATCGAGCCTAAAAACGCTCTCGCAGTATTTACCCAGCCTGACCACATCGAATCAATTCTTCAGCAGGTTGAGAAAGAAGTTAATTCGTTTGTTCCAGATGTCAGCACAAAGAAAGGCCGCGACGCTATTGCTTCTCTCGGCTTGAAAGTGGCTAAGACCAAAACGTATTTGGATGGACTGGGTAAGGATCTGGTTACCGAATACAAAGAGGTGCCAAAGAAAATTGATGCCAGTCGCAAGACGGTTCGTGACCGGCTGGACGCACTGAAAGAAAAGGTTTTGCTACCGAAGTTGGAGTTTGAGGCCGAACAGGAACGGATAAAGCTTGAAGCTGAACGTATCGCAGCCGAAGAAGCTTACTCGGCTATGTGGCAGGAAGCCCACGATATGGATGCCGTTATCACTATTAGAATTGCCGAAAAAGCAGCAGCCAAGAAAGAGTCTGACCACGAAATGGCCCTGCTAATGAATGACGCTTTCGACCGTGACGCCAAAGCGAAAGCTGATGAAATTGAACGCCTGCGCAAGGCCCATGAAGAATTCATTGCTCAACAGGCAGCAGAGAAAGCGAAACGCGAAGTTGAAGAGAAAGCCAAACGTGACATTGAAGCAGCGGAACAACGTGAACGTGACGCAAAACTGGCTCAGGAACGAGTAGAGCAAAAAGCAGAACAAGACAAAAAGGATGCAGCCGCTAAAGCTGAGCGCGAGAAGCAGGACGCTATCGCAGCCGAGCAACTTAAAGCACAAGAAACCGCTGACCGTATCCAGCGTGAAGCTAAGCAGAAAGAAGATGCCCGGCTGGCAGAAGAGAAGCGTGTTGCTGATGAAGCGGCGGCGCGAGCAGCTAACGAAGCACATCGCAAAACTGTTGGCACCGCCGTGGTAAATGGACTGATTGAACATGCCGGACTAACTCGCGAGCAGGCTATAGCCACCCTGAAAGCGTTAATCAATAACCAAATTCCTCACACGAATATTAACTACTAATTAAAAGGTATCCCTATGCAATACGCCATTGCAGGGTATCCCGCATCGGGATGCTCTACTAACTATTTGACCAAAATTCAGCATTCACCAGCCTACCGCCTCACATCAGCAAGCTTTACTCCCCCGCCACGGAAAGGTCTCTGGGAGAAAATTATTGAAGCGCTAACTCGGAGGATTGAGCCATGACCAAAAAGGAACTCAGGTGGTGGCATAACCACTGGCTGGTTAATGCTCGAGCTTGCCGGGTTGCCGGCAGTAAGCGTTCAGCAGCCAATTATCTCACCTGTGCAGCCGCCAAGCGGCGAATTTATCAAATGGATGCGTCGGTATCGATTGAGCTTAGGGAGGCTGCATGACACAGGACGAGCGTTTTTATGCAGCACTCGAATCAGTTGCATGGCCGCGACTGATAGCTGATCCGCGATTCACGGATGAAATGGCACAGATAGAAGCCAATGCAGATCAGCGTACAAGCCGGCAGCAGCAAAGAATTCAGGAGGCGCAACGTGGATTTGAATAAATTAGATGAGCCGTTCCCTACCGCTGATATTGAATGGCGAGTTCAGTCTTGCGGAGTGACAAGCAACGGCAAGCCTTGGGCTATGGTGCTGGCTTATGTTACCAACCGGGCAATTATGAAGCGCCTCGATGATGTTTGTGGAAAAGCATTCTGGCGCAATGAGTTTCAGCCAGCTCCAGATAGCGGCGTTATGTGCGGCATATCCATCAAGGTTGAAGAAGAGTGGATCACTAAATGGGACGCAGCCGAGAACACGCAGGTTGAGGCGGTAAAAGGCGGTATGTCAGGGGCAATGAAACGCGCCGCTGTCCAGTGGGGGATTGGTCGATATCTATATCAGCTTGAAGAGGGGTTCGCAGAAGTTAGCCTGGAAAAGCGCAATGGTTGGAACCGAGCCAGCACTAAAGACAAGAAAACAATCTACTGGACGCCTCCCACACTGCCTGCTTGGGCGCTGCCTCTGCAAAGAAATGATGCAGTTGTTAGAGAAGTTAAAGGGCCAAATGTAGACAGAGGATTTGACAAAATACTCGCAGACTTCACGGCTCAAGCATCAGATTGCCAAAGCTCTGAAGAACTGATATCGATATATACCGCGACATGGAACGCACTGGCTGAATCATCCGATCACCAAGCAAAATGCATTGACGTGTTCAAGCATCGAAACTCAGAACTTAAAAAGGCGGCGTAATGGGACACACAATAACTATCAAGCTACAGAAACCGGCAAGGGAGTTTGCCGCTGGTGATTCCATAGGCTTTGGAATACGTGGCGGGGTTCGCTACTACGACAGGAAGTCGCAGAAAAACGAATTCACCAACTACCAGGCTGTGATTTTTGCCAAGGAAGGCAAGCAAGCGGAGTTTTACAGGGAGGTGCTCATGGAGGGCGCTATCGTTGAGGTGTTCGGGGAAAGCATCAAGGTCGACGTTTACGATGGGCAAAACGGACAATCCATCACTCTAGAGTTGAACAACGCCAGATTAGGATTTATCGAAGCTGGCAATAAACAGGGAAAGCCGCAGCAGCAAGAATCAGGGAAGAGTTCAACGCCGCAAAATCAGCAGCAATGGGGCCAGCAACACGCGCAGGGACAGCAGCAGGCAGCGCACCAAAGCAGCGAACCGCCAATGGATTTTGACGACGATATTCCATTCTGATGTAACAACTCCCCGCAGGTAATCCCATGACAATCAGAAAAGAAAATTATGCAGAAATAATTGCAGGATGCCTCTCGGCTTTTGATTGTGCAAAGCGGGGAGAAGAACACGAACGGCTGTATGAAAACGGATATTTATATGCAGGGATGCTGCACAGAATTAACGCCATGACGGCACACAGTCCACCACTACCGCCAGCAATGGCTGAACAGCGGAAAGCTGCAAATATAGATAACTGGCTTGAGTATTACGCAGCCAATCCTAACACGCAAAATCACGGCCCAACTCGAACAGGTAGCGACCGTGGTGGCTATGGCGACTAATCCCCACCCCATTACAGCAATCTGCTGAGGAAACAGTTATGTCTGAAATAAAAGTATACGGACTCGATAGCAGCCTCATTCATGATGCTGACCCGAAAGACGGCTTTGTCGTTGATGTTGTGAGATTCAGTGATTACGCGGAGCTAGAGAAAAAGTATCTATTTATTGTAGGAGAAACGTCACGAGTTATCGGGGAGCGAAATGATATCCGAGCGGCAATGCATCGGGCATTTCATTACTTAATGCTTGGACGTCATGTTGATGCGGAAAACGCAATTAAATGCGTCACTCAGCGCGGAGAAGTGCCAACCCCAGCCACAACTCAGGCGATTAACGAGATAAAGGCGCAGGGTGTTGATGAATTGGCGGAAGCATTTAATTCGTGGGCAGATGACAGCAATGGTGATTACGAGGCCGAACGGCATTGGGCTGTAGCTAGCAAAGAAGCATTGAGTTTCGCCGCCAGCCTGAGGGGTAACAGCTGATGAATAACATCGAAGAGCTTAGAGAGCACTGCGAAGAAATGATAGCTATCTCTCGCATGCAATATGCGTATATCCCAGCATCATCAATTATCACTCTGATAGACAGAATTGAGAAAGCAGAGAAAGAAAGTAAGCAGTGGTACAGCGTTGTGGAAGCAGCAATATCTGATGATGCTGAATGGCGAAAGCAATCAAATACGGCAAGTGAGGCTATCGGTTATTTGACAACAGGAATTGTCATGCTGAAAGAACGCGCCGAGAAAGCAGAAGCCGAGTTATCAGCGGCAAACGAGAAACACGGCTGGATTAAGCGAAGTGACCAGATGCCCGATCCAAACCAGCAACGCCGTGTGTGCGTGTTTACACCAAGTTCCGCCGCTGACCTGAGATACCGGCTTGTACCCGCCAACTTGTTCAAAGCGGTATGCAGCTCATCTACACACTGGCATTACGTTAATGACCCGGTAGAGGGGAATGCAGATGCTGAATGAACCGAAACTATCTCAAACCCAAATCTATACGTTACGGCGAATGGGAATAGGTAATGGTTACTTAGCGAGAGGCGATGGTCGCAAAGGTGATGAAATGCGAGTTGACCGCGCATATTCAGCGCCCCGTCGTGTAAACGCGCCAAGCATACCACCACTAATTCGACTGGGCTTTGTTGAGTTTGTTAATGACGGTGAGCGCGACAAGACTCTTTATTATCGCGTTCGATTGACCAAAAAAGGAATTAATCTGGTGTGGGGGAATGCAGATGCTGAGTAAAGAATACGATATTGATGGGCGTAATCCGTGGGAGCTTGAGCCTTACTACGCTCGCCACGTAATAGCTATGACGCGAGAAGAACTTCATGGGAAATCTGACATAGCATGTGAACTGGCATTTAGAGATAAGCGAATAGCTGATGCAGAAACCGAGCTGCTATCACTGCGTGAGCAACTTGCAGCGATTAATGGGCCGCAAGAGCCTGTTGGTTTTGTGAAATGTGACCCTTGTGCAGAAGATTGCCGGTGGGACTGTGTTGACCCTATTTATCTGGCTGGGTCGGTTACTCCGGAGGGTTACGGTTCTGATTATTTCGAGGTGTATCGCCACCCAGCACCATTAAAGGAATAACCATGCTAATCGGCTTTGTTCTTCTCGTCAGCTCCTGCGGCTTTGATGCCTGTAACGCCCTGCCAGTCACCGAAGATATCTACTCTACTCAATCCGAATGTTTAACCATTTCAACGCTGATTAAAGAGCGCAAGCCCAACGCTGTGCTCATGTGCAGCGAAGTGTATCGCTAACTCGTTTTAACCCCACCACGGAACGACAGAAACGGATTTCACTATCTGGAGTATCCCCTATGCGTATAACCATCACAGCGCCGGATATCGGCTGCTCTGATTTTGCCAATCGAGCATTAACGCACTTTGTTAAAGGCCGGGCCAGCGGTGAATTTCCGGGCCCGTCAGGAATGGTAAGTAACTCATGTTTCGCCGCTGTTTGTACTGAGAAACCAAACGGAAATTACTCAGTGAAGTGCTGGCGAGAACCTACAAATATTGCGGAGGCAGCGTAATGTGCGACGAAATCGACCAGGCTCAAAAACTTGAATTGCTCAACATCAAGATTGGAATAGCCAATCGCAAGCCAACAATGACATTTACCGGCCGGTGCCATTTCTCAGAGTGTCGCCAGCCTATAGAGCGCGGCCTGTTCTGTGATGCTGGGTGTCGTGATGACTATGAGATTGACGAGCGGCGCAAGGGGATGGCGGCATGACAGCTTGGTACAACGAGATTGACCCCTACGCAGCCCAATGGCTGCGAAACCTTATTAAAGCCGGTCACATCGCACCGGGCTATGTTGACGAGCGGAGCATTGAAGATGTCAGACCCGATGATTTACGAGAATTCACACAGTGTCACTTCTTCGCCGGCGTTGGAGTTTGGTCATATGCACTGCGACAAGCAGGATGGCCCGACGATAAACCAGTTTGGACAGGGAGTTGCCCATGCCAACCTTTCAGCGCGGCAGGCAAAGGAGATGGGTTTAATGACGAGCGGCACCTATGGCCAGCATTCTTTCACCTCATCCAGCAGAACCGACCTGCAACGGTTTTTGGAGAGCAGGTTGCAAGCAAAAATATCGATGATTGGGTCGACCTTGTACAAACTGACGTGGAAGCCGTGGGTTACGCCATTGGGTGTGTCCCGTTTGCGGCTGCGGGCATCGGCGCTCCCAATGAGAGAGAGCGAATTTACTGGGTGGCCGACACCGCGCACTTGCAAGAGTGGGCATACAAAAGGGAACCCAAAGAGAGCCTTAAAAAACAGAGGCAGGTTAGAGGACGCGATATTTCTGTTATTGAACAGCAGGGAAAAGCAACTGGCTTCTGGTCAGATTGTGAATGGCTGCGTGGGGCTAACGGACGACTACTCCCAATTGAATCCAGAACACTGCCGCTGGTTGATGGGGATACCAAAAGAGTGGGGAGAATTAGCGCCTACGGAAACGCTATCAATGCTGAAGCGGCGAAAGCGTTCATAGAGTCATATATGGAGGCTGTGTCATGAGTGATTACGGTGGCAGCCACACCCCGGATAATCTGAAAGATTTATGGATGACACCCGCCGATATATTCACCGCATTAGATATTGAGTTTGGCTTTTACCTGGACGCGGCAGCCAGCAATAAGAGCGCTCTGTGCGCCCGATACCTCACAGAGCAAGGCGATGCACTTAATAGTGCATGGGAAAGTTACGGCGCTATCTGGTGCAATCCACCCTACTCCGATATCTCGCCCTGGGTAACCAAGGCGGCTGAGCAATGTAAGCGGCAACTTCAACCGGTAGTGATGCTTGTTCCTGCTGATTCATCAGTTGGTTGGTTTAGCCAGGCTCTGCAATCGGTCGATGAGGTGAGATTCATTACTGATGGCCGGATATCGTTCCTACGTTCTGACACTGGCAAGCCAATCAACGGTAACAACAAAGGTTCGCTGTTATTCATCTGGCGGCCATTCATCAAGCCTCGCTGCATGTTCACGACTGTTAAACGCGATGAGCTAAAGGCGATCGGACAGGAAATATTAACCGGGAGTAAAGCAGCATGAAGAGAAAAATATCAGACAGCACCTGGTTCTGGATATATCTCATCGGGTACACAGTAGCAGCAACGCTCTACATCGTTAGTAATGCGGGGTAACTTGTGACTCCCGAAGAGAGACAGAACGCCCTCCAGTCAGCAGCAAGAAACTGTAACAACGAAATTAAAACAACCCTCGCCGCTCTGCCGGCTAACACCAATAAAGACTCCATCACCCGCCCTATCATCCTGCGCCATTACGAGAAGATAAAGCCACTTGGCTACAAGCTGGCTTGGCTTCTTTTCGCCATCGGCGTGCTGAATGGTCAGTTTAAGTGGAATAGGTGATGGAATTGATAAAGAGATAAGAGGTCATCTATGAAAATTAGCCTGAAAGAATGGAATGAACGACGAGACCGGCCGCGCTCTATGAAACAGATATACAGGTGGGTTGAGGCCGGGAAGATATATCCTCCACCTGAAAAAATTGGAAGAGATTATGAAGTTGAATCAACCGCAACATATTTAGACCATGCCTCAACTATCAACGCCGCACCAACAAAAAATAACCTGATATCAAGGATTAGAGATGGCAGCAAGAAGGCGATCCGCCGCACTGCGTGATTTACCACCAAATTTATACGTTCGTAACGGTGGTTATTACAGCTATAAGGACCCAAGGACGGGCAAGGAGTTCGGGCTTGGGCGTGACAAGCGCTTAGCAATAAATCAGGCGGTAGAAGCAAACATGCAACTTATGGATGCTGGTTCGGCCGTGAGGCTAGTTGACCGGATTAATAGTGTCGCAGTTGTCACTGTGTCAGATTGGGTTAAAACTTATACAGAAGTGCTAAGTAAGCGCGGCTTAAAAAGCAAGACGATCACTGGCTACCATAGCCGATTGGATGTGGTCGATGAAGTTTTCGCATCAAGGCCCATGGACAGCATTAGCACCAAAGACATTGCAACACTTCTTAACGATTACACCAATAATGGAAAGGCGGCATCTGCTAAGTTGATGCGATCATTTTTGACTGATTTTTTCAGAGAGGCAGTATCCGAGGGAATTATTTACAATAACCCCGTCGATGCAACAAAAAACCCAAAGATAGAGGTTAAACGCGCAAGGCTGTCACTTGATAACTTCCTATCCATTAGGGCAGCAGCGGCTGACATGCCGGTCTGGGTTGTTGATAGTATGGATCTGGCTATAGTGACAGGGCAACGTGTGGGGGATGTTCGTAAAATGAAGTGGTCTGATATTAAGGATGATAAACTTTTCGTTGAGCAGGAAAAGACAGGAATGAGGATCATAATCCCCTTTGATGTTAAGCTAGATACCCTATCGCTCTCTTTGCGTGATATCATCGCGCGCTGCGAAAATCGCGCAATCAAAGGCGAAACGATAATTTCGTCTGACAAAGGTGAGTCATTTGCAGATAAGACACTGACAAAGCGATTCGCTAAAGCGAGAGATTTAGCAAACATAACATGGGAAGGAATTAACCCACCGCCATTTCATGAGATACGGAGTTTAGCTTCACGACTCTATGAAAAGGAAATGGGTAAAGAATTTTCTCAAAAAATCCTCGGACATAAATCCGCACAAACGACCGATAAGTATCGCGACGTTCGCGGAAGTGAATGGATCGAGATAGAAGTGTAG